AAAAAATGTCAGACATTCAGACATGCAGACACATTCAGACACAAAAAATGTCACAAAACTTGCCACAGCTACAGCACAACCACGCTGTAATCGTTGCTGACTATGGGATATCGCCTGTCACACATAGGATAGCTAGTCCTATTTGCCATGCCCCTCGCTTAAATTTACAAATAAAAAAATTGACACCCTACCCCCTGTAAAAACCGACCCCCGAGATGGTTCCATCGCAAATGCGTGTGCGGGGGGAACCTACTCCCTTAGTTTTTGAGTATTAACTTTACAAATTTTTTATTTTTTTTTATTATATTATAAAATTGGGGGGTGTCTGGAATGTCTGGAGTACCTAAGAGTGGCAAGAAGAATTAGTAAAGTTCCCAAACGGTTAGAGAATGCCGTTAAATTAGAGAATGAATTAGCAAAAGTTGAACAAGAAGATATGTTATTGCAGCATCCCTCTTTTCTTGGAAACCAAAGACAGTTTATTGACCGTATATATCAGTATTTACCCGATATGGCTGACAAATTAGTGTCTTATATGACCGCTCAACCAGAGAGAGTTTATGGAAATAATGGCACTGTGCAGCTTATGGTACCAGAAGACCGTGCTTTAACAGATGGTCAGCTACAATTATTCAAAATGGTTTTACAAAAAGGCTTACCTAACCAAGCTCCCGTTAGTATGCAAGGCAAACAGAACCCAATGGAGTCTGGAAAGGTTAATATTACTATAAACCAAACTGGACCAAGTGTTGATTTTGATACTTTATCTGCTCCCGTTGATGGTGTTATTCAGGGAAGAGCCGAGAAAGTAAATACTTTATCTTTTAAGAGACCAACTAAAAATGACTGATGTTACTTTTGAGGCACATCATGCCCAACAACTAGTATTAGAAGACACTCACAGATTTATTACTTTGGTATGTGGTCGAAGATGGGGCAAGGACCACATGGCTGCTATAAAAATTTTATCTCATAGCTTAACTCACAAGAGTCCTCGAGGTAAAAAATTATATGCATGGTTAAATCCCGTCTATAACCCGCAAGGGAAAGAAAGTTTTAGAGTGTTTAGAGCTTTTGCGGAGAGTGGTGGTTTAGTGGAGAAGTGTATTGAGACACCTCCTATGGAAGTTCGTTTAATAAATGGAGACAGAATTACATTTTTTTCAGCCGATCAACCAGATAACCTTCGTGGTGGTCAGTATGATGGAGTAATATTGAATGAGGCAGGTTTTATTTCTGATCTAGATGAGCTTTGGTCTGGTCCTATTGCTGCGATGTTATTAGATAGAACAGGTTGGGCATGGATAATGGGGACCCCAAAGGGTAAAAATGCTTTTCATAAATTTTATCTTAGGGGTTTAGACAAAGAATTAGAGAATGGAACACCTAATCCTTGGAAGACTTACAGGTTTCCAACCAAGACTAACCCTTTTATCAGTGATGAGGAACTAGATAGACTTCGTGATGAATTACCTTCTGATATGTTTAAACAGGAATTCATGGCTGAGTTTATGGATACAGGAGGTGCAGTCTTCCGTGGCTTAGATCAAATGATGGCTCGAAGTGAGAACACTACTTTATTACCACAAGCTGATGGATGTCGTGTAGGTATTGACTTAGCCAAGCACACTGACTTCACTTGTTTGGTAGCTTTGGATTCAAGTAATAACGTAATTGGGTTTGATAGGTTTAATCAACTTGATTGGTCAATCATAAGTCAACGTATAGAATATTTTTGCTCAAGGTTTCGTGGTAAAGTTATTATGGATGCCACAGGTGTTGGTGATCCTATCTTTGAAAATCTATCCAGTAAGGGTTTAGCGATTGAGCCAGTAAAATTTACTAATGAAAAGAAAGCACAAATGGTTCAGAACCTGATGCTTTTAATAGAGGAAGGTGTTTTAAGAATACCTCAACCAGGAACAATTGCAGATCCAAGCCATGACACTACTCATCTATGGAGAGAGTTAGAGGCTTACTCTTATAGTATCACATCAACAGGAAGAATAAGATATGAAGCTCCTAGAGGTTTTCATGATGATGCAGTAACCGCATTATTCCTTGCAGCTTCTTCTATGCCGTTAATGATGAACGCAACAATTAATAATATAGACCTTGATAATGTACGAGGAATAGGAGAATTAGAAAACTCTTACTAGCTTTTTGTTAGAATATAGTGTAGATTTATGTCTATGTCTTGGGGTATAATACAGTTATGGATAGATATAATGCAGCCTAAAAACATAAACATCAAGAAAGCAAAGAGACCAGTAGTTAAAACCAAAGGCAACATGAAGAATGGTTGCATTATTATGGAAAAGAGTGATGCAATTCATTTTGCACCTCGTAGAAAGAAAACATAAGGATTAACATGGCAGATAAACGAGGCGATCAATCAGGTTTAGATTCAATAGTCTATAACACAGACAAAATAGCTGACAATGCTGCGGGGGAAAGAATGAATGAGATTGTTGGTCCCGATGTAATGGGTCCACAGGTTAACCCTATGGAGGCTATTAAGAATGCTAGAGATGACGTTAAGAGAGATATTGTTAACGATATACAGGTGGTTGAAGAATATAGTAGATTATCTGATGCAGAAGACCCTGAGTCTACTAAGCCAGATATGGGATCTATTAGAGACCGCATGGAAGTGGTTAGAGCAGAAGTGCAAGTGGGAGTGGATCAAGTTGCTCGTGCACTGGACAACTCTGAAAACGCTGCACAAAATTTGGATAAAGATACAGAAAAGAAAATCGTAGACTTTGTACATTCACACTTTGATTTAAGCTATGACCGTATATCTAAGAGATATGACTACTGGTCAGATGCAGAGGTAACTCATGATATTTACGTTCCAAGCAGAGTTGTTGATGATGTTAGATCTGCTAGAACAGCTTCCGCAGGGAGTAATAATAGCACTAACTCTCGTAACTCTAAAAAATATAGGCTAATTGATCAGATCAAGACACCTTACAGTCGATCTATATCTGATACTATTTGTACTTATAACTTAGCCATATTTGGTGGTGCTCCCCCTTTCAGAATTGAAAGGACTAGTATGGAGTCTGATAGAAGAGCCGCCAGACTTTTAGAAAGAAGACTACATCACAATATGAGAAAAGTCGGATATGAGCAAAAGCTCTATCAGATCTTTCTAGATAACAATAGATATGGAATGGCTCCAGTTGCTAACTTCTATGGTAAGGATGGTAACTCACCAGTAAACATAGACCCTTGGGCATATTTCCCAGATCCTAGAGTTACTGCTCAAAATAGACACGAAGCAGACTTTGTTGGATACAGAACGTGGGCAAGTTTAACTGCTTTATATAGACGTGGACACTATCAAAATTTAGATAGATTAGAGAACACAAGACCTAATGTTTCGTGGAATTCCAATCAATTTTTGAAAGACACTATTCGTGATCAGAGCATAGACCAAACCCTTTCTGGGAGTTATACTAGCGACTATAAAAATCACTTCGGACTTGGTCACGCTCATGTACTTAACACTCTTTATGTTTTTATGGACCCAAATCGTTTGGGCATATCCGCACCGTTCGGTCTTTATCGTATTGTGGTGGCAGATGAAAGTGTCGTTATACAGTTTGATCCATCGCCATATCCGCATCAAGATATACCGCTTATCCACGGAGAGGGGCAGTATGATGCACATAAAACTTTTTCATCCTCACTCTATGACTTGATGATGCCTTTACAGAGGTACCAAGATTGGTTACTTCGTACTAGAGTTGAAAATGTACAGAGTATTGTACAGAACAGATTAGTTGTTGATCCTAATAGAGTTAATATAAGAGATATATTAGATCCAAATGCAGCTAGACTTGTCAGAACTCTTCCAGGTGCTAATCCATCTGATGCCATACTTCCTTTAACAGTACCTGATGCCACTAGAAATTATTTCAGTGATTTAGATACTACTGGACAATTAATGCAAAGACTTGCAGCAGCTAGTGACACTGCTCAAGGAATACAATCTGAGACACAGAGAACAGCTACCGAAATAGCTAGACTTACATCTCTAGGTCAACAGAGATTGGGAATGCAAGCTAGATTACTTTCATCAACAACTATAAGACCTTTAGTAAGACAGATGATAGCCAATTTACAATTCTTTGAGGTAGATGGTGGTATGGTCACCTTACCCGAAGAAGTATCCGCAGAGAATCCTAGTGGGGATGTTAGATATAATAGATCAGAAATCATGGGTGATTTTGATTATGTTGTAGTTGACGGCACTTTACCCACCTCACCCGAAGAAAACTCCGAGAACATAACCAAAGCTATACGAACTTTAGCTGAGACAGGTCTAGGTCAATCTTGGGACATGGATAAATTCGTAGAAAGATTAATTGAAAGTTTTGGTTTTGAGGATGTAGAAAATTGGAAAAAGAGTCCGAGCGAGGTTGTTCCTGATGAACAGATACAACAACAATTACAGGCGGGGAACATCGTGCCTATGTCACAGGCGGTACAGGAAGTTGGTCAACCCACAGAGATGGGTCCAGAGCAAATGGCGAGCTTGGCGAACCAAAACCCCCTTGGCTGATTTAGATGATGTTCATAAGGTATTTACAATAGACTGAGGTAAAAGATTGGCTAAACAACTTAAAAGTACAGAGTTGTCTAAAGGTTTTGAGAAATTAAAAGACAATTATTTTTGGCAAAAATATCAAGAAAGAATTCTGGCAGAATTTAATAGGGTGGAAACCGCATTAATAAGTAATGCAACTGCTGATGCAGATCAATTACGAGTTTGTGCGGCATTAATGTCGGCATTCCGCACTGTGCTTGATCTTCCTACAAAAATGGTGGGAGATGCTCAAGCGGAAGAGGAACTAGAAAGGCTCAATAAAGATGGCGATTAATCCAAGTGAAGCAGACGTAACTGCTATGAAAAACCCAGGATCTGGGGCAATAACAGATCCAAACCAAGCTATAAATCCACCTGCTAATGCACCTACTCCACCTACAGATGCAGAAGCTAATCCAGATAAATCAGGCTTTGATGCAGCATCTAGATTAAAAAAGAATGATAGAATGCCCGCTGATTTTGATTTTGAAGTAACAAATAATCCTGATCCACGGGGTGATATTGAAGTTGGTGATGCTAATGTACAAGATACTCCAACCGCAGAAGCAGATCCTATATCAAGAACTATTACTATAAAATATCGTGGTGAGGAAGAAGCTATCCCCGAGGACAAAGCAGTAACTATGCTCCAACAATTTAAATCCGTTGAGAGTAAGTATGGTCCTCTTATGGAACTATCACGAAGAATTAGTGAGCAGACAGGTGTTACAGACCCTAATCAATTAGCTAATATGATTGGTCAGAGTATGTTAAATGCTATGAATAACTCTAATCAGGATACAACTAAGACAGCAGAACCAAAAGAAACACCTGCTGAATTAACTAATGATCCTAGAGTTCTTGCTAAAAATGTAATGTCTGATGAAGATGCATCAACTAGAGCGAAAGCATTTTTTGAAGAGAATGGATTACAACCAACTGATGATGCATTCATGGCTATGCAGAATATGTTTAAGTATTCTAAAGCTGTTGAAGAGGCTGCAACTATACTCCCTACTCTCATGGAAGATGTGAATAGTTTTAAAGCTGCACAGGAATTAAGTGCAACGAGAGCTAATCAGACTTTAGTTGATTCACAAGCCGCAGCAACTGCTCAAGAACTAGGTATTGATACAGAAGCAGACTTCAATGACTTTATATCTTGGGTTGATATGCAAGATCAAACTTTTGGTAATTATAAAGCTGCCATCGGAAACAATCCCGCAGCAATGGACAAAGCCATAAGAGATTACCATGCAATCACTACAGGTAACAAAAGTGTTGCTGAACAAACTGCAATGAAAATGAATGTTGAGAAAAATATTTCTCGTGCAGGTGGTGAGACTGTAGCTTCAAGAGGTTCCGATGTACCTATTGGTAAAGAGCCTCAACAAAGTTTTAGTAACCAGATGTTAGATTTATTATAAAAAAATTAATTAGACATAGACAATAATGTTGATTTATGTCTGTGTCTGATGTATTTTAAATATGTCTAATTATGAATGCCTACCAGACGGCAGTATTTGAACTAAAGACCAAACGGGAAACTAAGTTTATTTACATACAACCCGAGGAGCAGTCGAACAGACGAACTATATTTAACTCTAACCTAATGAGGTGATTACTATGACTACTCTTGGTATGAGGGGAACAGGTTCATTTGCAGCCGATCATCGCCCCGAAAACTATAGAGAGAAATACCTAATGTTAGAGCCGAATGGTTCGGCTCCGCTTACGGCTATTCTCTCAATGCTTCCATCAGAAGCAACAGACGATCCAGAATTCCATAACTTTAGGAAGGATCTACCTAGCTTTACCTTTACTCACTCAGGTGCTGTATCAGGTACTTCAGCTACAACTTTAACCGCAACTGCTGCCGCAGATGCTGCATTCTTCCGTGTTGGAATGTTAATTAGGAACTACCGAACAGGTGAAGTTGCTAAGATTACTGCAACACCAACTGCAACAACTTTTACAGTAACAAGAGGTGTTGGTAACAGTGGAACAGGTGTAGCTATTGCAGCTAACGACACATGGTTCATGGTCGGAAATGGTAATGCTGAAGGTGGTGACACTCCAACAGCAGTAAGTTACGATGCATCAAGCACCGAGAACTTTTGCCAAATTTTCAGAACACCATATTCAATCACAAGAACTGCTATGCATACTAACTTCAGAACTGGAGATCAGTATTTAGAGAAGTCTCGTGATGCTTTAAAAGAGCATATGGTAGGAATGGAAAGAGCAATGTTGTTCGGTAAAAAGGACATCGTAGCAGGTTCCGCAGGTATGCCAGAAAGATACACTGATGGTATCTTTAATTCTATTACTACTAACGTAGAAGATGCGGCTGCTAACTCTAACGCTAACCGTTTAACAGAAGCTGAGTTTGATACTTTCTTGGCAGAAAAAGCATTTGCTTTCGGTTCATCTGAAAAGTTAATGTTATGTGGATGGAAGGTTGCAGAGCACCTACAGACACTAGCTAAGTCAAGATATCAAATCAACAGCACTGGAACTGGTGATTCATACGGTGTTAACTTTACTACTTACAATACTTTTGCAGGTACATTACAAGTTAAAACTCATCCAATGTTCAGACAGATCCCAGGTGCTCAGTACGATGCAATTATCTTAGATACTAAGGATTTAAGATATAGATACGTTGACGATACTCAATTGTTGAAAGATCGTCAGGGCAACGGTGTTGATGGTGTCACAGACGAATATCTAACAGAAGCAGGTTTAGAAATTCTTCAAGAAAAGACACATGCTATCATCACTGGTTGGTTTTCATTAACATAGAATTATCTATGTGCTTTAGAGAACCATCTTTTATGGTGGTTCTCTTTAAACTTACAGGAGATAAGATTGACACCCAAAAAAACCATTAAATTTTTTGCTAAAAGACCAAATATGGAAATTACCGTTGATGGAAAAGTATATCCATTCCACGGTGGTGAATTAGAAGTTGATTTAAAATTAGCCGAACAAATTAAACAACATCATCTCTATAGAAGATCTCATATCTTTTGTGATGAAGATGCTATTATTGTGAATGGAAAAGTTCAAACAATTAAAGATAATCCTCGTATGCAAGACCTTGCTGCCGAGGCTAAACAAAATAAAGAATTAAGCATTTTTTCCTTTCCCGCTAGAACAAGTGTTATCGTTGATGCGGGTCCTTATAAAATTCAATTTCAAGATGGTAAAGCTGCCATAGGCAAGAAAGAAGCAGATTGTCTAAGAAGACATGTCTTTTTCAGACAAGGAAAAATTGTAGAATTAGAGGTAAGTAATGGTTAGCTATAACTCAGGCGGATCTGGTACAGGTCAATTTTCTACATTATCAGAATTAATTGATGATGCATTAAGGGAAATGGGTGAATCAAGTCCAACTGTTTTAAAAAATTTAGAAGGCGAAAGATTTTTAAATTATGCTAACAGAGTTGTTGCAGATATTAATAGACACCCCTCTTTTCTTGATGTCCTAGATAACTCTTACGATGATCAAACAGGTTCTATAACTAGCGGTACGAATGAGTTAATCGTATCATCTGGTACCGTAACCTTTAGCACTTACACACCAGTAAAGATTACAGGAGCAGGACATGGTGGCTCTGATCTTTATAGTTTTGTATTAGGAGCCAAGACAGTAAGTGGAAGTACGGTTGCAGGTACATACCGTATTGCGGATACAGCCGATACTACTGTATCTAACGTATCTGTTTCTAACCCATATAAAACAAGAATTAAAAGATACACTGCTATTGGTAATCATAGAGCAATTGATGATGAAGTTATGATTGAGGGTCTCAAGAGTTATTACTCTATAGATGACACTGACACAAATAATACAGGTCTTATTACTTTAAGGAGTGGGATATATACAAACACTCTTAATAATTGGATTGGTTCACTAACAAATATTCAAGGGGCACTTACAGTTGAAATAAATGAGTACACCTAATGGCTCGAAAACTTTTTTCATATAATAGATTTTTAGGACTAGACACTGTCACAAGTCCTTCAAATATGTCTGAAAGGTTTTTAGTAGAACTATCTGATGCTTATATAGATTTTAGAGGTCAGATAATTAAAGGTCCAAGTATTAATAAATTATCAGGTAATACTGAAAAGCATTATAATATAAGACATTACGGTGCTGGAGATTTAGTTCGATATATTTTTAACGGTAATAATATAGATATTAAATCTAATTCAGCAACTCAATCCACCGCATTTAATACAAGCACAACTGCAATCACACCTATATCAACTGTTAACTTCGATCAAAAACAATTTGCGTTTATGTCTGGTCATAATCCATTTCATTTTAATGGTTCAGCATTCACTACCGTCAGTGGATTTGGTTCAACAAATTTTTCTAGTTTAGGCTCTTATCCAAAAGGTGGATTTGCTGTAAATATTTTAAATCGTTTAGTCGTTGCAGGTATACCAAACCGTGATACAGAAATACATGTAAGTGAACAAGATAGCTTTGTTAATTGGAGAACTAATACATCAAGTGGCACTACACCAAATCAAACTGATGGCAGTATTATTGATGTAAAAAATCAATTTACCTCTAGAGATACTATTCAAGGTCTTGCTGTATTAGAAGGTGATAAGTTAGTTGTTTTTGGTCAGAATGAAACCTTAGTATATTTAGCCGATACAAATATAAATTTATGGGAAATAGCTAGAGACTTTAGAGTGCCTATAGGCATCTTTGGTAGGAACACCGCAGTCAATGTCGGAACGGATGTATTCTTTTGTAGTAGATTTGGAGTGCACAGTCTGAAACGTGCAGCTTCAGGTTTGACACTTGAGACCGTGACATTCACAAGAGAGATACAAGACTTATATCAATCTTTAGTAGATACGGTTCCAACTAGTGGCAGTTTTACTGAACCTCATGCTGTGTGGGATGGTGAGATTGGGCAGTATCATATTTTCTTCCCACAAAATTCTACAGGCACATCCTTTACAAAACTAACATTTACTTATGATCCATCAGCAGGTCGTTCTGGTCATCTAAGTTTTAGCAATACTACATCCCATAACAGTACATGTGGATCTTACTTTGCCAGACCAGACACGTCTTCTGGAGTATCAGCATTACAAATGGGAACCACGTCTGGATATGGTGATGGTCAATCACTGACACAGTCCAACAGTATGAGTGTGAGAACCCCACTCTTATCTCAGGGTTCACCTGATACATATAAACATTATAAACGTCTGATTATTCGTGCTGTCGGAACGGCAGACTTTGTTGTAACTATATTTGATAGTGAGAATAATCAACTCCAACAAACTACAGTTCGCCCTGAGAATGATGGATTTGCTTCAACTTCAGGTATTAGTAATGATAGTACGAGACCTATCGATATACCAATACCTCATAGATCAAAAAGTATTAGTGTTAAGTTCACTTGCACAGCAACAGGAGAATTAAAAATATTAGATTTCGCTTTAATAGTAGACACAAAATAGTGTATATTTGTGTCTATGTCTGGTATTATAGTAGAAAATAATGTAGATTATAAGAGTATTTTAACATTATGTCTGGGATCTGAGGTTCACAGACAATGGTTTGTAAAAGACATAGAAAGGCTTTTTATCAAACCGTTAGAAGATGATCTAGCTAGATTGTTTTACAGGGATGGCAAGATCATTGGATTTGGAAGTTGGGCATTTTTATCCGATGAGGTACAAGATGCATTCAAATCAGGTAGTCGCAAACTACAGTCTGAAGATTGGAAGAGCGGAAACAATATCTGGGTAATTGATGCAATCGCACCAAACAAGGAGATTGGGTTTGTAGGTAGATGGTTAAGAAGTCATCTCGTTCCCTACAGTCAACAACTTGGAACTAACCGTTGCAACTGGTTAAGACGAAGACCAGATGGTTCGGTAAGAAAAATAGGTTTAGTGATTGCGAATGATATTCGACAGACAAATATGGAATGATAATCACACTTTCACAGTGGCAGACTATGTAGATCCTTTTGAGCTAAAGTATGGCTTATTTGGTGGCGATGGTGGCGACAGCAGTGGAGGTGGTGGCGGATCTGATATTGGTGGTGAAGTTGGAAACCCAGGAGACTCTTCTGGAGGTGGCGGTGGATCTGATATAGGTGGCGAAGGCGGCGGCTCTGGTGGTGGAGATTCTGGCGGTGGAGATTCTGGCGGTGGAGATTCTGGCGGAAGCTCTGGCGGTGGTGGAAGTACTGGTGGTGGTGGAAGCACTGGTGGTGGAAGCACTGGTGGTGGTGGAAGCACTGGTGGTGGAACTACTTTCGGTATAAACGGAGTATCTAAAACTGGTAGTACTGCATCAGATGCAGCTATAGGTTATACATCTTCTGCGGGATCAGGTGTAGCTGGTACTAATTTTGATGCTCTACAAGGTGCAAGTCAATCTACTGTAAATCAAGCAGTTGAAATGGCTAATCAAGGTGCAACTGTTTCCCAGATTGGTGATATGCTTGCAGGTTCGCAAGGCACTAGTTCAATAGCAGGTTCATCGAATGCAAGCACTATTGCAAATTTAAGCAGAGGTGGAAAAACAATTTCTGGTTATACCGCTACAGGTATGCCGACTTATGATAGTACAAGATCCACAACTGCTCCAGATGTTATATCAAATATTGTGGGATCAACTTCAGGCAATGTAGTTGGATCTGGTTTTAGCTCTGTTACTAATGCATTAAGAGATGATGACTTTAGTGGTTTAATGTCTGCAAGATCAGATGCTACTGGTGTTCAAGGTTACGACAATGCCAGTAAGATGAATGATGCAGGTATGAGTTATGGTCCAATGGGTTTTGGTCCACCTGAGTTAGATCCGTTCGGTGGTCGTGGTCAAGATGTAAGTACATTAACAGATATAGACAATACAGGTTTTGATAGAGATGCAGAATCTGCTGGGTTAGTTGGTGGTCTTTTTGGTGGCTCTGTTGTAGAGAGTGACAAGAAAGGTTTAGATGTAGCAGAAATAGCTAAAGGTTATGGAAGAGATTTTGGTTTAAATTTTGGTTCATTTATGAACACACCAAACATGGCAGGTGTAACGCCAACAATGGCTATGTCAAAAGGTACGTTTGCACCCTACTCTGACTTCGGAACTAAACTAGGGGGTCAAGCTCCAACCTACGGTGTTACTTTAGCGGATTATAATTTTAATAAAGACGGTACTGTTACAGGTCGTTTCAGTGGTCAGAACCAAGGTTTCTTTGCATCACCACTCGCAGGAGCCTTTGCACCATTTATGCCTACAGCTATAGCACCTGCTTTTCAAGCAGCAAGAGTTGCAGGTGGTCTTATTGATTCATCTAGAAAAGGTACATTCTCCACCGTGAGCAACATGTTAGGCTTAATAAGTCCAACTGCCGCATTAATTACAACACCAGTTAATTATATTGCACAAGCAAAGGGTATAGATGTAGATGCAATGCTAGGTCTTGGGGCAAATCAAGGTTACATGTCTCAAGTATCACCAACTGATATGTCGTCTGATGATAACACTCAATCTCAAGTTAATGTCAGTAAGGCACCCGTCACAGAGAAGCCAACTCAGGAAATCAGATTACCAGACACAGCACCGACTGACTTAATAAAACGTAGAAAACGTAAGGCAGGTGAAGACATCTATGGAGTATCAAGTTCTTCACCATTTTTAAACTACAGTGACGATATCGATATCTCTGGTATCGGAAGTTTTACTGGTTCCGCAAGATCAGGACAATTTAAACAAGCACCAACAGGAAGATAATTATGGCAAGCATATTTAAAAAAATTGGAAATTTTCTAAACAAAGATGAAGTCAGAGCAGGTCTAGCTTTAGGATCTACACTAGGTGGCTTCGGAGCTTTTGATGGCATGAAATATGGAGACACGATCAAGTCTACATTAGGAGGTCTCAATCTGGCTTCGGGACTTAGAGCAGGTGGTGCAAGTGGTGCCCTGCAAGCTGGTCTAGGTGGTTATGGTCTTGCTCAAGGTTTAGGTAAAGTAGGAACATTTGGAAACACTTTTGATACGTTGATGGGTAACAAACAAGCTAGTATGTCACCAGCAAATCGAAATACATTAAATACAACTTATGCAAATACATTCGGTAAAGGCAATGCTTTACCTGCTAATGTTTCAAAATCAAAAGTACCATTATTTAGTGATGGTGGTAAAGCAGCATTTGATGAAGAAACAGGAGGACTTTTTATACCTACTGGAAATGTGTCTTCTCAACAACCTCAAAACAATTAAGTGTTGATGGTGGTTTATATGCTGCAAATAACCGTGTTGTTAATAATGCAGCCAATAATCAATACCTTAATACTGCGGGTATGATGTCAGTCCCTAATACAAATATGAATGTAGACCAACAGATGTCTTTAGCTAGTAACAATTTGCCAACTGGTGGTGGTCAGAGATCTGATAATTTTAATGTACTAACAGACACCAATAGATCTGGTGGTTTTGGTTTTAGTAATGATGGTGGAAAAGGTTCTAACTTTGATAGTTTTCAAAATGTAAATGCAGGTGGTCAAGATATCTATTCACCTTATGGAACTTCTGCCCCAGGTTTTTACCCAAACACTGTCCCTGATAGTAATAACGATGGTAGCTTTACATTTAAAGATTTTAGTTTTGAAAGAGTGATGGATAATATTGTTGATAAAGCAATGAAAGATCCATTACAGGCAGTAGCCGTTGGATCTGCTCTTGTAACTGCGTTTGCTGATGATCCAAAAGAAGAAGCAGCAAACAATATGCAGCAGAGATGGCTAGGGTAAGAGCACAAACAGATCCAAATAGTGACTTCGGTCAAAACTATATGTCTAGTTTCTCCGACAGAAGAACTAAAGAATTAGATGATGCTTACACAAAAGCAACTTCTGATTTCGTAGCCACTATGTCTAAGAGAGGTATGTTAGACAGTACTGTATTTACAGAGGGTAAAGCCTCACTTGATGCAAAGTTTGCTGAACTAAAAGCAAAGATCCCGTTTGATTCACAGATTGCATTACAGGATTACCAGAAAGCACAACTTACAAATCTTAATCTTGGATCTCAAGCTGCATATCGTGGTGGTGCACTGAATGCAGGTATCACAAACCCATTTAGCAATAGTTTCAAAGCAGCCGTAGCAAGTACAAAATCATAGGAGTTTTTTATGGCAAGTTTTTTCACAACCGTTTCTAGGATAGGTCAATTAGCAGGCGGCTTAGATGTGGCTCAGAAAACAAAAGAAAAAGAAATAGCGGCTAAGAACGAACAGATTAGACAGTTCAATCTTGGTCTAGCTAAAGATTATGATATTGCAAATATAAAAGAAAGTGGTCTCGACACTAGAAACACAAGATCAAATTTAGCTTCAATAACTTCTGCTAAAATTAGATCAGGTGGTATGGGTAATCTTAAATTAAATGATTTTGATAATTTAAATGATGTCATAACCAGTAACATTATGGGATTAGGTGTACTCGATTCAGACTATTTTGATAGTGATGGTAATATTAAATCTGGTTATGGGTCATCATTAGGAACACTTCAGAATATAATAAGAGATAAAATTATTAATAGTGGTGTTCAGAACGATATGGGTGCCATTCAAAAAATTATTACTGATACTGTGAATCAGTTAGGACCAAGTATAAGTCCTCTTGAAAAACCATTTTTTGGTGATGAGACAGGCGGCAAACTTGGATTTGGTGGTAATATTGGTCAACAGATACAAGCACTTAAAAACACATACAAAAAACCAGAAACTGATCAACCTACTTTTATAAAAAATCTACGTCAGAGATTAATGCAGGAATATAAATCCGCACCTCTGGTGAATCAAATAATAAATATGATTATGGCAGGATAAAAATATGGCTTTGAATGATGGCTTGTTCGCTAATCCGACTACAGGTGAAAGTGATTTTGGTGCAAGTAAATTAAAAGAAAGTACAAGAGCTTTTAAAAACTTAGCACCTCAAATGAATCAAAATACTGAGGAATTAAAGAAAGTTATTTCTCAGTTTACTACTAGTAGATCTACAACACCTGAGACAAAAGATTTAGATTTAAGTAATATATTAGAAGAGTTCGGTGCAACTGATTATTCAGAGCCAAGTGCAGGTGATGCAGGTGGTATAGGCGGTTTTATAGATGCCACTTATGCCGCAGCCGATCAAGGTTTTGCTGATGTTAATTTTGGTGCTTCTCTTCTTTTAAACGACTCTGAAACTAACATGTTAGCCGCAGAACAAAAGTATCAAAAAAGTTTAAGTGAACCACCAAAGAGACTTGGTTATGATAAAGACAGTTGGTCAAAACTTATTGATGCTGATTGGTGGGGTAACTTAGCAGGTGGCACTATGCCCTCTATTGCAGGATTATTTGCTGGTGGCGGTGTAGGTGCGGTTACAGGTTCAGTAGTGCCTGGATTTGGTACAGCGGTAGCAGGTTTAACTGGTGCAGCAGGTGGTTCTGGTGGAGCGGTAGGTCTTCAACAACTTGGGGGAACTTTTAAAGATGCCTTTGCTTCTTATAGGCAACAAGGTAAAAGTATTAAAGAGGCTTATAGTTTAGCTTATGATGTAGCAAAAGTAGATGCCTTAAAATCTGGTGCTCTTGCATCTGCCGCTGTTTTATTAACACCTTTGCGAGTTACAGGATCTCTTACACAACCAATTGGTTATGGTGCTAGAACTTTTGGTGTTGGTGGTGCTCAACAACTTACTGGTAAATTAACTACAGGTCAACTTGCTAGTCAGGCAGCACAACAAACATTAATATTACAACCATCTTTAGAAGTTGCTGACGTGATCTCATCTAATAAGATTGCCAGAAATAGTTTTGATAGAGATAGAGATATTTATGATGGTGCTGTGGATGCGGCAATTGGCTCTATTTTCTTTGACTTTCCAACAACATCCGCAGGTCTTGCTTATAACTATGCCAGAAGTGGTAAGTTAAAAGCACCATTTAGTACAGATTTAACTACAACAGATACTAAAACATCGGATCAAACAAGTTCCACCCCTTTACTAGAAGATGGAACTTTAATTGATTTAGATCCAAGTCAATTCAAAGTTCTTAGTGATCCTGAAATAGCATCTAATAGAATATCTTTTTTATCTAATCAAATCACTCGTATGGAACAATATGATATCGATAAAAGAAAAGATGATAACTATAATGGCGATGTTAGGGTTTCTAACACTGTAAATTTTTTCAAGTGGTTATCTCAAGCAGATAAAATTATTGCTGAAATTAATTCTATAAAAGATGTAGCGAAACGGAACAGTCCTGAAAATCTAAGAAAATTAGGCGATGCACAAGAGAGAGTAGAAATCATTAAACTTATGATGGACCCAGTTAAGAATGTAGTGGTTCCACGATATGTTTTCCAATCAGCAAATGGTCAAGTTTATAGAGTGGTGTTGAGTAAGAATGGTAACCCATTAAGTCCATTTCAAAAGTCAGGTAAACCACAGAAGACCCACATTACGGTTTTTGATCCTACCAGTAAAACTGGAACTCGATCCCTTGCTAAATCTAGTGGTACCTTATCTTCTAGTGGTGTACCTGTCCCTAAGAATATCTTGCTGACTGCTGCCGTCTATAGCCGTTTAGTCAATGCTAGAAACAGAATGTTTGCAGAGATGGATGAAGTAGATGCTTTTGATGCAGCGAACAGACCACAAGAACAGTTAACTCAGACAGAACAAAAACCTGTTGAGCCAACTGAAAGACAGACACAAGCACAAGAAAAAATTGAAACTGCTGCTGAAGGTCAGACATCAGGTGATGTGATACCTGTCACACAAGATAATGCTGTGCAACCTCCCCTACCTTTTAACCAGACACAGACACCACAAGCTCAGACAGGCACAAAGTATTTTGCGGATCCTGAAACTGGTCAGTATGATATGAACCAAGGTTTTGAGTTTTCAACCAGACCAGAACAAGATCAGGTTATAGATCAAGCAGAAGCTGAAACAGAAGTTGAGTACACTCAAAAGACAACTAAGCCACGATTACCCGATGGTAATATTGATAGAATGTCTCCACCTATAACTTCCTTATCTGATGGCAAGAATACTTTGTACACAGCCAGAATGGATTCAGGTTTTGATTCAACTATGTCATGGTATCAAGTTAATGAAAAAGGTTTTAACGTAGATACTGCTGTTTATACGACACCTTTACCAATTGGTAATAATAAAGCCGAAGCGATTGAAACTCTTAAAAACAAACTTGCTCAGATGTCTGACAATCAGACAGTTAAATTTGCTCGAACTCAGAATATAAAAACTAATGATGCTGTACAAAGAGCAGGTGAACTACCTCTTGGCGAGGGTATAGAGGCATTACTTACTAATGTCCCAGGACAAGACAAACCTGCTGTTAGACAAATTATAAATATGTTTGCAAAAACTCTAGGTAAAAATTTAGAGAAAGTAGATGTTGTAAACTTAGCTAGTTACCTAACAAGAATGGAAATAGATCCAGAGATTGCAGACGGTATGATCGGTGCATATCTTCGTGGTTGGATCAAACAAACTGAAGGCAACCTACAAAGAGGTGCCATTGCTATCAGACTTAATCAACAACCATCCGTAAGAGTTGAATCTTTAGCACACGAATTAGTTCATTTTGGTATCAAGATGAAAGGCATAACACCAGAGATGATGGTGGATATGTACAATAGTATTCCAGACACAGACTTCAATAAACAATTTATTGAGAATGATCCGTACTATAAAGACCTAAATATAGCAGACAAAGCTGAAGAGTATATTGCTTACACTCTCGGTGAGATGGTTGAGAATAGATATAGAGGTCCAGTAACAAGACGTAGTGGTGAATATGAAAACAAAATTCAATATTTTATCAGACAGATTATCAGAGCCGTTAGAGAATTCTTTGAGAGACTTACAGGTAAAAACTTAGTTGATGATTATCTAAACAACATCAAAACTAAATACGGAATGGATACAGAAGCAAGTAATCCATTCGAGGATCAGACTGCTGTCTATGGCAGAGAAGCTCCCGTAGAAGAGACCACACCTTTATTTGCTCGTAAGACAGATGGAACAGATGGCACAGACACACCGTCTAAGAGCATAGAAGATATACAAAAGGCAATACCAGAGTATAGAAGAGCAACAGTACAGAAAGCACCAAACACTGTATCCACAACTATTGATGGTCAAAAATTTACAGAATTAGATTTGAACAAAAGAGGTATAGGTTATGTAGGTAAGAAGCCTGTGTCTCAGATATGGCAAGAAACTTTAGATAAAGTTCCAGGTGCTAGAGCAGAATTAAAAAAATTAAAACTTGAAAATACAATGGTTCCAAGAGAAGAAGAGTTTTGGAATGCAGCTTTAAAATTACCAGACAGAGCTAGATATTGGTATGAAGTAAGCTCGGAAGTGATTGGTAATTATTTTCCAGATTTGACAAAAACAGAGATTGAAAAGTTTTGGGATGTAGTTGCGGCAACTAGTCCGATGGCTGACCCTATAGAAAATATGTTCAGAACAATTGCTTTATTGTCAGAGCATTATCAAAGCAAACCAATCACAACAGATCTTGTTAGTCCTACCGCAGTGTCCACTGCTTTATCCGATGAGTTACTAGGAGCACCTAAGACCAGATCTTTTAGTGGTACATTCTTATATCTTAGTGGTGTAAGAAATGAAGTACCTTTGTCTACTAATGATAGACAAGTTGCTTCTTCGTTTGGGATCACAGGGGATGACATAGCAAATAACTTTGTTATGTATCATATATTAAGTGAATTCTATATAGGTTTAAGGAATGAGCAGAATGCTAACTTACCTTCAGGTGTTCAACCTTATGAGACATGGCAGATCCAAGCACCTGCGTGGGTACATGAAAGAGGTTTAACCAAAGCCTCAAAGAATGAACTACAAAATTATGATGACTATGCTCTTGTTTTAGAGAACAGAGTCATACCTAAATTAAAAGAAGCAGGTATTTCTATTCCAGATAATCAACTTACTAAAGATGTTCTTAGTAATCCAAACGTACCATATGCATTAAGAGAAAACCTATTAGGTTATCAACAAGCCTATGTTGGAACCGTAGAAGTTAACACACAATCTAATGTTGTAGGTAAACAGTTTGAAGAGAACTCTGCTCTCATGAGAAATCAAGAAGGTTTTGTAGGATTAACAAAAGAAGCAGACACTATTATTGCAGACGGAATGAGAAAGTTAACTTCTCGATCTAAAGAAGGAAGTAAAAAATTACCATCTGTTATAGATCGAATTGCTAGTGCGATGGTGGGTAAAAAAGTTTCAATGGTACGAGTAACTACGGATGGCTTTGGTACATATGCAGGTTCTGCTTCACCAAACATTCGTATTCCAATGAGATACAAAGATTCTAAAGGTTACGGAAACTTTGATGAAAAAGACGTAGATACTTTCTTATCATTATTAAGTGGACCTCTCGGACAAGAAGCCGCAGCAGCAGGTTTGTTTGTGGATGCTAATATGAATGAAGCACCTCCTGCGGGATTTGATAGAACTTTTAGTGTCTTTGTGAAAACTGGAAATGATACTAGACCAGACGACATTGACCCTAGAGGTATAGGAGAGTTAAGTGCTAAATTAAATAAACCTGTGTCTATGTCTATTGTAGCCAATGGTTATTTGTTTGATATACACCTAGAAGGGGGTCCTTCAATAACAGACCCTCAAGTTATTTCAGATGCAGTTGGAGGTACAGGTCTTGCTCTGTTAGGTGAAATTTATTTAATACCTAGAGACTATAAGGTTCGTTATTTTGAAAGAGTTGCAACTCCATATAGTGATGGGTATAGTAAGATAATAAGTGATTTTAAGAAAGGAATAATAAATGAAGCAACCCAAGAAATTGCAGACCTCAGTCCTAGGATCGGGAAAGGTCAAGCAAGAGACTACATCCTCGGAAACATCGAAGAAATCACAACCGTACAAAATTCTATCCAAAAAAGAATTGAAAGAATTAGGCTTAGATCGAGGGAGCGAGTTAATAATCTCGATGAAGTAAGAGATAGAGTAAGAGCCTTACACGATGAAATGAAAGCTAAACAAAAGGCTTTTAATAAAAAGATAGAACCTAAGTTAGAAAACCTTAGACAGACTGAACTTAGATCACAAGAATCACAAGACACAATAGCACCATATCCAGAAGACGTGGATACAGAGAATGACATTGATCCACTATTTGCTAGACGTTCTACTAATACATCCAAGACACAAGAAACATTAGAGAAAATATCTAAAAATTCTTTTACTGGTATATTCACAAGTAGTGCCAGAAGATTGGTTGGTTTGGCTAGAGGTACAGACATTGGTTATAAATTAGCTAATATACTTGACCGTGATAAATATGCTCGTACTTCTAGAGATACAACAGGTACTATTGAGATGGATGTACATGAAGAGATCAATCAGGGTCTTGGTAAATTCACACAACAATTCAATGACATTTTAAATAATATGACAACTGCACAGATCAAGTTAGTGCCTGACTTGTTAAGGGGTAGGTTTGTAAACAAGCAAACAGGAAAAATACAGATCACTCCTGAAATGCAAAGAGTTGGTTTAGGGATCAACAAAGCAGTCGAACTTAGAAAGTTAATGAATGACTTATATAGTTTAATTGAACAAACTTATGCAAAATATGGTGCCCCCGCTCCTCCAAAGATTCTCATGTACTTTCCGCAAATCTATAAATTAGATGGTAAATTTACAGATGGTATTTTAAGGGGTTTAGATAAAACTCAAGGCTTACAAGATTTCTTCAAGCAAGTATTTACAAATGATGGTGTTCAAGATGCTGATGTCAAAGCACAGGATTTAGTATCTAAGATTCTTAACGAGGGTAATGCTCCTACATGGGGTTTTGATTTAGCAACCGTTGCAGGTCAAAAGGTATTTAGATTTACTCCTCAAGAAATGAGAAGGGTTATAAATATGAACCCTTATCAAGAGTTTGATGTGACTATGGCTAACGGTCAGGTAAAGAAAATGAAGTTAGCAGATTTTCTTGACAATGATACTTACGGAGTTCTTCAAAAGTATATAACTACCACTGTTAGACGTATGGCTTTTGTGAATAGATTTGGTCCAAAAGCTGAGAAGATTACAGAAGCTGTTAATGAGGGTGGTACAATTGATCAGGAACTTGGAGCAAGAGGTGAAGCTCCATTATCACCAGAAGACAGATCAGCTATATTTAATTTAATAAGAGCAAATCTAGGTATATTGCCAACTCATTCATTTTTTGGTGCAGGAAAAAGTGATAAATCATATGGTGTACAACAAGGTATGAAGTCATTTACTAACTTGTTGTTTCTCAATCTATCATTCTTACCCGCAACATTAGAGCCTTTAATTGCGTTCAATAGATTAGGAATGTTTGGTGGTCTCGCTACTTTAAATGAGTATGCAAAAAATACTTTAAGAATGCCTTACCGTATGGCTAAGAGTACTGCCAAAGGTGCGTTTACTAAAGGCACAATTGGAGACAAGTATAGAGAATTTAAAAAATCCTATGATGCAGATGATAGTGATTTACAAATATTTGCTAAACATATCGGAACTATCTTTGAAGGTTTTCAATATGCTTATCAAAATGCAGCCGAAGTAAATGCTAGTGTCAAATGGGAAAAAGTTGACCAGATAATATTTAAGTACAATTTACTTCAGCCAATCACAGATGCGACAAGAGTTGCTGCATTAAGAGGTGCTATTGTATCCCTACCCCATTGGGCAAAGAAATCTAAAAAAGGTAGTAAGATGTATACCAGATACTTACAAGAAGTAGGTCTTGTAGCATCTGATCTTGATATGTTTGACCCTACTGATCCAATGGGAACATCTAATCCAAAAATAAGAGCAGCTTTAAATGACATAGTTGCTTCTATTATTATTGCCCCAGATGCAGGGCGAAAACCTACATGGATGTCAGATCCAAGATTTGGTTTACTCTCACATATTAAAACATGGACATTTACTTTTACTAACACAGTCTTACAAAGATCATACAAAGAGTTGATGGCTCATGGTAATCCGATGCCTCTAGTTTACTTAGCAGGTTTTGGTGCAATGTTATCTCTACAACATTCACTTAGAGAATGGATGACATACGGAGAAGAAGGTAATCCGTTCCTCAATGAGATGTTTGATGAAGAAGATGACACATTGAGGTTTGTTTATAATGCTTTTGAAAGAGGCGGTCTCTTTGGTGTCTTTCAATTTGCAGCAGATTTTATAGTTGGTTCAAGAATAGGAAGACAATCATTTGATCCAGGTGGAACATTAATACCTGCATA